TTAAGTGAAGATGATGCTATCTCTAAATTTGAGGAAGTCCTAGAAGATAATAATTTACTTGATGTATCAGACAAGATGCAAAGAGTAGATGACAGAATGACAGAACTTGTAGCTGGCTACAGACTAGAAGTTCAGTTAGTAAAGGAGGACTTCTAAATGTCAGACTTAGATAAAGTATATGGGCCACGCGTAAGAGTGGCCACACTTAACGACAAAGAGCCTATCAAGGAGTGCGTAAATGTAACGCCAAGAGTGTTCAATACCTACTTGATAGATGACTTGCATATGACCAAAGAGAGAGCTTGTAAAATTGGTAAAGCTGTTGAGCATCTTTGGGAAGAGGCTACTTACTTAGATTGCCATAATCGTTCAGCTATTATGGATTTGAGTGTAGCAGAACTTCTTGACCTTTACGGAAAGCAAGAAGATGCTTACAGCTCATTTCAAGAGCAACACATACTTTATAAGAGGGATTTATAAAATGACTAGAAAACATTTTAGACAACTTGCAGAGGCTCTCAGAATTACTGAGGCCTCTCCTGAAACTGTAAAACAAATTGCGCTAGTGTGTGCTAGAAGTAATCCATATTTTGATTTTATCAAATTCAAGCAAGCTTGCGATTCTGCACATTTATCAAATAAGCATTATGAGGAGGCAACCAGTGATTGAGTATATATTAATGGTGGCCTTGATATGGTGTTTGTTATTTTTATCACTTATTGAGTAGAGGAGGGGAGAAGTAAACGGGCAGAAATGCCCGTTTTTTTTGTCTATTTAGTGGAAGAGGGGAGGAGGGGGGTTATATTTTAGGTGATATTTTGGATAATTCGGGGCATATTTTCATATATTTATATGTATAAAACAACGCAAGAATGGGGGTTTCAGAGCATATTTGAGCATATTTTGCTAATTTCCGTATATTGTAGGGTATAAGCCTTTTTTAGGGTATGTGATTTGCGCCCTACTTCTCGCTACGCTCAAAGTAGGGCGCGATACTTTCTCCGTTGTCGAAAGTGGGAACGCCATTTACTTTGTAAACGGCGTGATTGTTGGCTCGCCTACGCTCGCATGATGTATAAGTCCCTTCGGGACTCTATTGGAGTCGGTTTTCGGGAAAGATAAGATTATATATTATTGACCCTACCCCCCTATAAACTATACCTGTAACTATAACTACACCTTGCACAATAATTCACATACAAAACCTCTGATTTTTTAACTTTGCGTTTCGCTTGTATAAGGAACCCTATTGCAGTTATAATTTTGGAAATGGTTTTGCGGGTAAGAATGAGGTATTACGCTCAAACTCTTCTCCAAAAGATTCACGCTTGCCCGCAAAATTTTTTTAGGAGAAAAAAAGTATGGCAAATGTTCTAGATACAGATTATTCATTTTTAAATTTGCCTACTGCTGGCTCAAATGTTCCTGGACCAATTAATTTACCGAAATTTGACCCAAACGATTTTACTTTTAGTTCTTTAAAAAACAGAATCCCTGTTGAAAATTTGGTTGCTTCAAGAATGTTTCCTCTCTCTGGCCCAAATAATGAAGGTATGAATAATAATACCTCTGTTGGTGCGATTGAAAAACTTGGAGCAACCCTCGGCAAACAAGTTGCTGATTTGCAAAGTCAGATTGATGAGTTAACTGCAGAAAATAATTCTTTATTGGCAGAAAGAGATTCAGTTGTATCTCAGTTAGAACAAGTTACAGGCGCTCAACAAGCTTTTTCATCTCAAGCTGAAAATTATGAAAATACTATTGCAGATTTACAAAATCAAATACTAGAATTACAAAATGTTCAACAACCTCCAGTATATGCACCTCCTCCACCTCCTCCACCACCGGTAGATGTAATTCCGGTGGATGTTCCTGATGGTGGCGGTATAGACTACGGCGGAGGCGAAGGACCGCCTGTTTTAAACAAAATGCCGCCTAGAGAACAACCACCAGCAGAAGATTTTGGTTTTGGTCCAGGTATAAGACGTTCAGAAGATTTTTTTAGGCCTGAAGATTTAAAGATGCCACCACCTCCTCCTAATCAAATACCCCCGCAAAAACCAATGGCTCCAATAATGCCTATGGCTCCTGCCAAACCTATATTGCCTCCTACAATAAGTAAACCAAATCCGAATCAGGCTGGTATTGGTGGATTTTTAGGTGAAGAATATGGCAGAATGATGATGAGATAACTAAGGATTAAATTATGAGTAAAATAAATATGCTTTCAAGAACCAGAGATTTAGCCAAACAAGTTCTAGGAAATCCAGGCCGTAGACAACAGATGATGGGTAGAAATATTCCAGGAAGAGGCGCTCCTGGAGGTATTACCTCTGCAAGCCTCTTTTCCCGTGCAAAGGATATTCCTCAGCAGAAACTTGCAAAAATTGCAGGTGTATCTTCTGCTTTAGGTGCAGCAAGCTCAGGAGGTTTACTTTTAAACAACTTTGAGCCTGAAGAAATAGGTGCAGCAATTGCAAATATGAAATTAGGTTTTAATGAAGGTATGCAAATGTTAAGACAGAAAGCTGCAGATTTTGCCAAAGTTCCGCAAGTTTATTTTTTAAAATTGGAGCAAGGTTATAAAGATGAAATGCGCAAACAACAAGAAATGCAAAACATACAAGAGTTTGCTGACCCTATGGGTGCGCCAGAAGAACTTGCGCCTACTATTGAAGAGCAAGCAATTCAACCAGTATCTTTATTTATGGCTGAAGGAGATGAAGTTGTTAGATTTGAAGATAGACCTCCCAGCATGCAAATATTTTCTTTACAAACTTCAATTGATAATTTAATGACAGAATATGAAATGGCAGTTCGTAATAAAGAATTTGCACGTGCGCAAAAAATTGCAGATGAAATTGACCAAATAGAACAACAAAAAATAGCAATCAATTCTAAAATGATAGGAATGAAAGATGGTGATGAAGTAAAAAAAGAATTTCCTAATCCAGGCTTGAAAGCTTTATATGAAAGTGGCGAAAAAGGTAGAGATGCTGTAGAAGCTATGGGTTATCAAGCAGGCGATGAAGTAAAGCAAGGCTTATTTTCAGAACAAAATAATAGAATACAACAACTATATTCAGGAGCAACTGATGCAGAATTAGGAATGCTTGGACAGATTCAAAGAACTGACATCATACCAGGGACTCCTGAAGATATTGAAAAAAGAATATATCTACTTGAAAAAGAAATAGCTAATCAATTTAAAGAATATCATAATGCGCTAGAAGGTGGATTTAAAGAACAAGCAGCAGCAAAGCAACAAGCATTACAAAAAATGATGGACCAAAGGCTTGAACTTAAAAATGAATATGCTAATCAATTTAATTCAAATAAAGCTAAAGGTATGGCCGAAGGCGGCGAAGCTATAGACGATGATTTAGAGAGTATTCAAATGTCTGAAGAAGATGCTATGAATGAAATGAATCAATTGGCTCAATCTCCAGAAGTGCAAATGATTGAGCAACTTATTGGAGTGGTTCAACAACTTATAGCGCAAGGTGTAAGTGAAGAAGAAATAAAAATGTTTTTGAAAGAACAAGGTTTGGATGATGAAGATATTGAAGCTTTGTTTCAAATGATTGCTGAATCAGGTATGCAACAAGAGCAAGGCGCAAATATAGACCAACAATTGCAAAGTATAATGTAATTAAATGAACTTCTCGCAGCTAACCGAGACAGAGCTAAAAGAGGCTCTGATGCTCAAAGAAAAGCTAGACGGCTTTGAGACCCAAGATAAATGTCAAAACGATTTTTTGTTCTACGTGGAACATATGTGGCCAGAGTTTATATGTGGCCGTCATCATAAAATATTTGCAGAAAAGTTAAATAAAGTAGCGACAGGAGAAATCAAACGTTTGATTGTAAATATGCCACCTCGTCATACTAAATCAGAATTTGCATCTACTTTTTTCCCCTCTTATATTATGGGTAGAAAGCCCAAAATGAAAATTATGCAAACCACTCATACCGGAGAGTTAGCTGTAAGGTTTGGTCGTAAAGTCAGAAACTTGATGGACCAAAAAGAATATAAAGAAGTGTTCCCAGAAGTAAAGCTACAAGCTGATAACAAATCTGCTGGACGTTGGGAAACCAACAAAGGCGGTGAATACTTTGCTGCTGGTGTTGGCGGTGCTGTTACTGGTAGGGGTGCAGATTTACTTATTATTGATGACCCACATTCAGAGCAAGATGCTATGAGTCCAAATGCTTTAGAGTCTGCTTGGGAATGGAATACATCAGGACCTAGACAGCGTTTACAACCTGGCGGAGCTATTGTTTTAGTTATGACCCGTTGGAGTTCAATAGATTTGACAGCTAAGTTGTTGGAATCGCAAAAAGAAGCTCTTGCTGACCAATGGGAGGTAATTGAGTTTCCAGCAATATTTCCTGAATCAGATAACCCTTTATGGCCTGAATTTTGGCCTAAAGATGAATTATTAAAAGTAAAATCATCTATTCCTGGAATTAAATGGAATGCACAATGGATGCAAAATCCTACTGCTGAAGAAGGAGCAATTATAAAACGTGATTGGTGGCAGCGTTGGAAGCATGACAGCATTCCGCCGGTAAAATATATTATGCAGTCTTACGATACTGCTTTTTCTAAAAACCAAACGGCAGACTTTTCTGCAATATCTACTTGGGGTGTTTTCAAACCAACAGAAGATTCTCCGGATTGTTTAATATTGCTAGATTGTCAAAAGGGAAGGTGGGACTTCCCAGAACTTAAAGAAATAGCTATGCGAGAATATACTTATTGGGAATGCGACATGGTTTTGATAGAAGCTAAAGCATCAGGCACACCTTTGACCCAAGAGTTACGGCGTATGGGAATACCAGTAGTAAATTATTCACCGACAAGAGGCCATGATAAACACTCTCGAATGCACTCAGTTGCGCCAATATTTGAGTCTGAAATGGTTTATGCTCCAATGAAAACTTTTGCAGAAGATATGATAGAAGAATGTGCTTCATTTCCATTTGGAGCTAACGATGATTTATGTGATACTATGACTCAAGCTTTGATGCGTTTTCGTGAGGGAGGTTTTGTTTCTTTAGCAACTGACTATGAGGACCAAGAAAGGCAAAAAGTTTTTAGAACATATTATTAGGATTTAGATATGGTAATAGAAAGACAAGGACCAGAAGATTTAATAGAAACTACCACAACACAAGACGCAGAAGAAGATAGCCAAATTATTGATGTTATTGAGGCTTTGCAAGATGATGAAATTCAAATGCAAGATGATGGCTCTGCTTTATTAGGCCCAGAAGAGATGGAAATGCCTGAAGTAGGTTTTTCTGAAAATTTAGCTGAGGTTGTTTCTGACAAAGAACTTACAAAAATATATTTAGAGTTAATCAGCGGTATAGAAAATGATAAATCGAGTAGAAAAGATTGGGAAAAAACCTATACGGATGGACTTAAATATTTAGGAATGAAGTTTGATGACCACCGCTCAGAGCCTTTTGAAGGTGCTTCTGGTGTCATTCATCCTCTATTAGGAGAATCTGTAACACAATTCCAAGCCCAGGCTTACAAAGAACTTTTACCCGCAGGCGGTCCAGTAAAAACTCAAGTTGTTGGTGCCTATAATGCTGCATCAGAAGAACAAGCACAAAGAGTAAAAGAGTTTATGAATTATCAAATAATTCACGTTATGGAAGAGTATGACGAAGAACTCGACCAAATGTTGTTTTACTTACCTTTAGCTGGTTCAGCTTTTAAAAAAATATATTACGATGAAACTCTTGGAAGAGCTGTATCAAAATTTGTAGCACCTGAAGATTTAATTGTTCCTTACTATACGACTGATTTAGAATCTTGTCCGAGGATTACACATGTTGTAAAAATGCCAGAAAACGAAGTAAAAAAATTACAAGCAATTGGTTTTTATAGAGATGTAGAAATAGATTATGGCGACAATAAACAATATTCGGATGTTGATACAGAAAAAGAAAAATTAGAGGGTATAGAACCTGGTTATGATGATGGTGAAGTTTCTGTTCTATATGAAGTTCATTGCAATCTTGACTTAGAAGGTTTTGAGGATATGGCCGAAGATGGTGAACCAACTGGCGTAAAACTACCTTATATAGTGACTATTGATTCGAATAGTGATTCTATTTTATCAATAAGAAGAAATTATGCAGAAGAAGACCCCATGCGAGTAAAAACAGAATATTTCGTACATTTTAAATTTTTACCTGGACTAGGTTTTTATGGTTTTGGCCTTACGCATATGATTGGAGGTCTATCAAAGGCATCTACATCAATTGTAAGACAGCTAATTGATGCAGGTACTTTAGCAAACTTACCTGCTGGTTTTAAAACTAGGGGTATAAGAATAAGAGACGAAGATGAACCAATACAACCAGGGGAATTTAGAGATGTTGATGCTCCAGCAGGTTCTTTACGTGATGCAATACAACCACTTCCTTTTAAAGAACCAAGTGGAACATTGTTAATTTTATTAGGGCTGTTAGTTCAATCTGGTCAAAGATTTGCATCTATAGCAGATACTAATATAGGTGAGGGTAATTCACAGGCTCCCGTAGGAACAACACTTGCTTTGATGGAAAAATCAAGCAAAGTTTTATCTGCCATACATAAAAGATTACACAATGGTCAGAAAAAAGAATTTAAACTGTTAGCTAATATTTTTGCAGAAAGTTTGCCTCCTGTTTATCCATATAATGTTTCAGGTGGTAACATGCAAATTAAACAGGCTGACTTTGATGACAGAGTAGACATATTTCCTGTAAGTAACCCCGATATATTTTCAACTAGCCAGCGTATTGT